TCTTCTGGCGACAAGCCAGCAACAGCACGCGCAGCTTGCCCCATGGCTCGGTCGGACGTCCCTCGCAACCGATCCAGTTCATGCGCCCCCTGTTCGGCGCCCTCAGACGGTAGCAGGGGTGGGAGCTCTGGCTGCATCAAGGATTTTACGGATAATCGTCAGAAAATGCGGCCGAATGGCTTCGTCAGGTATAACCTGATCGCGCGCGCCATCCTGATAGGTCACAGACCAGGGCGTCCCAGCTTCATGGGTCTTCTCTCTCAACTGCCAGCCGTTAAAGCGCTTGTAAGCCGCCCACACCTTATCAAGGATCAGGCGAACGTCGGCATCTGATTCCGGAATTTCGGGCACCGTGAGATCGAAGGTATCAAGGTCGAATTCAGTGGCATGCTGGGTGATGGGCGACCGCCCGAAATGCTTGAATTCGTCATACAGCGACCGAACAACCGGGCCATGCTGCCAGGCTTGGATGTCTTCGCTAAACAGCTTCTTGCCAGTGAGCGCCAAATGCCATCCGTAAGCGATATAGACGAGCTTCATCAGCTTGAGCTGGTCTAGCGTCCGGCCCTCATCCCTTGCTCGGTCAAGGAAGTAGTTGGCGATATGTTGCGGCGTGTACGTCATCGATCCCTTCGGCCAAACGAAACGCGAACAAAAAGCGAACCGTTGGGTCCATACCACATAAGGATTGTTGGAGCCAGTGCAACTGCATGCGTCCCCTTGCGTCTTCATGCGTCTTAGGCCGCAGCGATAAAACGCTGGCGCGGAAGCGAGCCACCAGCCGTCCCATGACACTTTTCATAAAGACGCACACTATGCGTTTGATTAAACGCACACTGTGCGTATAAATGGGTTATGGATGTAGAGACTCAGCTATTCACCCGCCAAGATATAGCGGCGCGAACAGGAACAGATGATTCCACGCTAAACTATTGGATGAGAGAGGGTGTGTTGCGCCCGACCTCTGGAGGAGAAGGCCGAGGTAACCGACGCCGGTTCTCGTTTCACGAAGTTAATCTGGCGGCGATCTTCAATCGGTTGGCTGCGGCCGGCTTTGGCATCGCAGCGTTGCGAGATATTGCCAGCATTTTTCACGCTGCGATCGATTATCATTCCCCGTTTCAGCTCGCCCGGCCCGACCGTGACGACCTCTTCACCATCATGTTAGAAAAGAAGCGTTTTCTTAAGCTTGGCTACTATGCTTGGAAGGTTGAAAGTCCCCAGGAGTGGCCCGACAAGCCAAGGTTTCCTCCATATTACATGCTCAGCAACCCCTTCGTAGACAAAGTCGACAGGAATGAAATTCGACTGACCTGGAGCGAGGGAATTGAAGCTGGACACGAAATTAGACGGTCAGGAAGGTGGAAATCCGAACCGTGGAAAGAGCATCTGATCGCCTTAGCGGACTCGATCGATCCTGAACCTTGGCTTCACCACTACCATAGCCTTGCTCTCATATCATCTGTCCCGGAGCGACTTTATAGCAGTAGCAGTTTAACTTACTTTTATCGCGACCATAGTGGCAGATGGACAACGTCTTCTAATACGGACGCTGTCAGTTCCGGCGTCGATACATTCATTGCCTTAGATACTGAATTGATATTTTGGCGCGTGTGGCACCCGGATGCTGAGGCGACCCGCCCGCCAGATGGGGAAGTTTTCGGCCAGGAGCAAAGGTGATGACCGGTCACCCGATCGCACAAAAAACTGCCAGGACAGATCTCTCGACCCCTTCTAGACGCACCATAGGTCTATCGCACCTTTACAAAGGTGCGATAGACCTATACCCCCTCAATCCGGAGGTAGACGGGATGCGCATCGACCAGCAGATTACGCGACAGCAGCTTGGAACCATAACAGGGATAAGCGATGATGTGCTTGCGTTCTGGATCAAAAATGGCCTTCTCGTCGCCACTTCAGGTGGCGAAGGCCGGGGAAGCCATCGGCGCTTTGACGGGTTTCAAGCGAATATCGCTGCGATCCTTGCGGAGATGCGGAATTTCGGAATCAACCTCGCCGGGTTACGATCATTCGCGACCCGGCTCCAAGCCGCTACCAGCCTTGGAAAGTCAGCAGAATGCAATCCGTGGGCATTTAATGATGCGGGAGAACTTTTCGAAAAGCTCGAACGTTTCAGCCTTGGCGAAGATGTGGATGTCGTCCTAGAGTTCGAAAGCACAACTAAGGCGAAATCGGTTGAAGAAATCCATCTTCACTATCAAAAGTGGCCGAGCCATCTTTATGATACATTCGATAATATAAGTGTATTTGCAGAACGGATCACGCGGGATGATTTGCCGCTGCTTGATCTTTTCATGGCAATCCACGCTGAAGGTTATCGGCATGTATATCGCGGCACGCAGATGTATTATGGCGACAGCAGCTGGCTAGCGGTGCGCGTAGAGAATGACGACTGGCGCATCTTTAACGGTCCGGCAGGCACTGAGCCTTTGCCGTCAGGGGCTGACTATGAAGAAATTAGTAGCGGCATCTACCTATTACCCGGCACGATAACGCGACGCGTTTGGAAAGGGCGTCTCTCGCCTATCTTGATCGAAGAAATCCCTCCATCAGAGGAGGAGCAGGCAATCATGGATCGGGCCCGCGAGCTTAGTGCGGAGAGAGAACGAGTGCACAATGTCCGGGCTGCACTTCGTATCTTGGCGGCGGAGAATAGAAAATGATCGTTCTCAATCCGCCAGTCGAGCCGGCCTATTTCCAACTGGTGACCCGATCACCCGAGCACCGTGCAGTAGAAACAGCCATACGGATAGCGCGCGTTCCGTTCTATTGCGCAGAAATGACCGACCCGGAGAAATGGCGCTGCTTGCTGCAGCGTCACGGGGATCGCACCACCTTCGTCCTTGGGCTTCAGACACCGATGCCGATATCCGTAGCCATCCCTGGCGGGGATGTTGATGAGGATGAAAGTCCGTCAATGATCGTGGACGGCGCTCAGGGCGTACTGGATCTCGCATCATTTATAGCGTCGATCGCACCTACGCCATCGGACGTGCAGGAATACAGCCGATCCTGCGGCTAGGCCGCTGGGACCGGCTGCGCGCGAATAGTGCCTAATGGACGGTTGCCCCCATTTCCTCGAGCCAAACTGACGACGATCCGTCCACCAGCATGTCGACCGGCCGCAGCCCGTCGCCATCTGGAATATCCTCGTCCAGCGACTTCGAGGTGAACACGTTCGCATATTCCTGAAGCGCTTGATTGCCGAACCGGCGCGCCTGTTTCTCGATCTGGTCGACAGCTACCGTGCCTTCGATAACCGCTAGCATGAGCGCCGCCGAGGCGTCTGCGGCAATGTCGAATGGCAACCTGGTTCCCACGGCTCGGACAACCCTCCGCTGCAAATCAGCCAATTGATCTGCCCGGTTTCGATCGGTCATGCGGCGAGTGCCACTGGGGTGCTTAAGCCCGCGTCGCCGTCTCCAGTAGGCGACGGTCTCCCGCGCGACACCCTGCTGACGGCCGATGCTGGTGTCGCTCCAGCCCATGCTATGAAGCAGTTTCCTCATTGGAAGTGGATCACCGGCAACCCTGCCGGCAGTGGGATTGGGCTTAAGGCCTCTTCTTTTCCTCCAGAGGCAAACTGCTGATCTATCCACCCCCTGTGCCAAACCGATTTCGCCGTCATTTAGGCCCTTGTCGTATAAGGCGCGCCGTTCCCGAAAAACCTCATGCACTGTTCATCTCCTATCGGCGGGATGCCGATGCGGGATGAATGCTCCTTTTTATTCAATGAATCCGGCGCCTTTTGATGGCCCGTTAATTGCCGAAGGTGAACCGGCCGCTTCGTCCCGTTGTCGTTTGATACGCCCGACGACCAGACGCGATGGAGGCCGCGACTGCCTTAATTTCACAGCCCGATCTGTGCCTGTTGGGGAGATATTGGCTGCCGATGCGCTTCGATTTGGAGGCGATTCGCTGCATTCAATGCCTGCGGGGCGGCCGGGTGCATGGACTTCATGGGCACCCGGCCCACCGCATCCCGGAAGCGCTGCGCGGCAGCGAGCGCGTCCTCTATGCTTCGGCGGGCGGCGTCATATTCCTGGCGCGCCGTGGCGACGGCAAGGGCTTCCTCTGCCACTTTGGCTCGTTCAGCGCGTAGCTTTCGCCGCTCGACTTCCAACGCCCCGCGCTCGGCCGCGCAAATGTCCATGGCTTCGAGCAGCTCGCGCTCACGTGTGATCGCGGCGGCTCGATGCGCCTCCGCTGCCCGACGTTCATTGTCGGCCTGCCGTTTCGCTTCAGCGGTGCGCTCCATGAACGCGGCCATCGGCTCCTTCTTCTGCCCGCTGCCACGAATGCCCCGGCGCAGTCCGAACGGCTCCATCGCGCACGCATAGTCGTCCTGAAGGCGGTCAAACTGGCCGGGACCAGATATGGATCGGCCGACCAGCCCCCAGCGAACCGACCTGTCGGTCCTGCGCTTGTCGCTCTTCACCTCCAGCGGCACGACAATAATGTGGATGTGCGGTGTCTTTTCATCCAGATGCAGGACCATAGACGCGACGCGATGCCGCCCCCAGCGGGCAACAGCGAATTCGACTTGAGCCTGCTTCCATTCAGCAAGGCGCATCCGCTTTTCGGACGCGCTACCCTGGTCGAAGAAATCAGGCGACGCGGTCATGATCGCTTCATATGCGATGACCCCGTTCTTGCGCAGCCGATTGGGATCGATCTTTGCGACGACGAGCCTTGCCTTCACATCCGCTATCAGGTCGCCGGTTCCTATGAGATGTTCTGGCACGGGGGCGCCCTCGACGCCATGGTCGATCGGCTTCGTGCGGGCGTTATGGATCTGGGCGCCACGCATGTCGCTCCAGTTCTTGATAGGGCCGGTATCGCGGAAGGTTATGATAGCGAATGGCTGCACGTCGCTCTCCTGATCGGTGAGCGAATTATCCCATGGTCGCGACGGGCGACGAAAGAGCAATTACGCCCCTGCGCAGCAATATAGGCGTAAAAACCGCGAAAAATCGGTTCGGAAAGCAATTGAATGCCCACCGGGCCACTGCATCTGTCGTTGAGCTACAGATGCGATCAGGCGGCGTCCGGCCAAATTGCCTTGCGAAGGACACTGGTCGGGACGTTGCGCGGCATCGAAAACCACAGGCAGCCCCAAGGACTATATTGCGCGCAGGCCTCGCCGATGCCTCGCCGGCACTCGTGATGGCCGGTCATCGCCTCGCGATCGTCGATCACAAACGGACATGGGCGCGGCTCATAGGTAGGGTCGGTCACGCCATTATGGAAATCGATCGTCCCTTCGAACCAGGCATTCTCATCGAAGCGCGGGTCTGCGGCGCTATAGGGTGGAGTGCCGGGACCAGCCTCTTCGCAAATGAGGATGTCATAGGAAAATTTGATCACCGGCAGATGCGGACCAGCGAACGGGAAGCGAAGCAGGTCCAGTGCGGTGATGACGATCTCAAACCCCGTTTCGTCGAACTGGATGCGCGAGCTGTTGCCGCTATCTGACGCAGTCATGATCGTGCCGTCCGAATATGACGTGCCGTCGCTGAAACCGGTATCCAGTTCCTTGCTCAACGCCGCCACCGGATCGTTGGGCTGCCCCTCATACCACCTAATCTGCATCCGGCCGTGAAAGCCGCGCATGTCGAGCGGCTGACCGTCAGGCCCAACGATGTTGACGCGGTGACGCCATGGATTGTCGTTGCGGCGAATATGAAGCGGCAGCCAGTGCGGGGTAATCATGATGCCTCCAGCTATGGGAAATTGGGCGGGCGGTTAGGGAAGGATCGTCACGCCTGGCGCGAGGATGAATTCACCCTCGGCAGCTTTCCACACGAAGCCATCCGTGGCCTGGAAGATGATGTCGTAGAAGAAGCGCTGAGCAGCGCCGGCCTTTGGCTGGTGGCGGCCCGCCATCCCCTCTAGCGTCGATCGGTTTATGCGGACCTGCATCAAGCCCGCCACGGCGTCGACAAGGAAGAGCCCTTCATCCGCAGCGCTGGCCACATTCGTAAGACTGATGGGCGCTGCGCCGGGCGCGCCTTGGTATTGTCGGACCTGCATCACCGCGACCGGATAGCCAGATAGGTTGACCGGGTAGCCTTCTCTCGCATGGACGAAGCCGAAGACTTCGCAAAAGCCGTCGCTTCTGGCTGCGACCAAGGGCTGCACATCATTGCCGTCCCCGCTCATGCCGGTGCTCCGCTCGCGATTCGTGAAACGCCCGGCCACACCAGAAATTCGCCTTCCATCATGCGATACTGCTCGCCGTCGCGATCTTCGAGAATGAGGTCATAGAAGAAGCGTTGAGGGCTGTTGATTTCCGGCACATGGGTGCCGACCAAGGCATCGATCGACGGATTGTTGATCTGTATCTGGACCCACTGCCGCTGACCGGGCTCCGTCTGGTGATCGAAATAAATGCCCTCGGTCATTATGACGTTCGTCTTTGAAAGCGTCAGAAGCGCGGGCCCTGCCTCTCCGGGGAAATTCCTGACCTGCAAGGCACCGGTCCATCCGATCAAATCCAGCACCTCACCTTCGTCGACTTCGAAATCCAGGCAGCGCGCCCATGTCGAATTCCGGGTAGCGTGGATGGTGTAATTTGCCGGGAGCAGCAAGGGCGCCTCCTATTGCTCGATTGCGATGACGAAGACAGTGGCGCCGACCAGAAGGTTGAGGACGCCGGAGAGGATGTTCGGCGCCTCGACCTTGATCTGCACGCCCGTCTTGGCGAGCGTGCCCGCAACTTGGGTGACGCGCAGAGCGCCAACGGCTGTTGCAGGGATTGCCCAAAAGCCAATGTTGGGCGCGGACGTCACTTCGCTGAACATCGTCCCGAAGCTGATCGTCGCTATGCCGGAGGCATTGCTCATCGCATTGAAGATGCCGAAGCGCTTGGCCGCGTTCAGATTGGGGGCATTGGCCTTCGTCGTGATGCCGGCAGAGCCGACATATCCGGTTGCGGGCTTAGTCCCGACGCCACCCGCCCAGTCCGTGACCTTCAGGTACCGCGCAGCGCCGTCGCTCTCGATCGCAAGCATGGGCGTCCATGCGGGATTGCCCGCATCGCCTTTCACGTTCTGTCCCGCCGCACCCCTAATGTCAGTCGCCAATGCCGGATCGGACGTAAGTCCGTCAGGCGCGACATACTTCCCGGTGACGGTTCCCGGATCACCGACCATCACTCCATCGACGCGCAGGACGGCCCGGCCATTCGTCATGGTGACGGCGAGATCGGGAATTGCGACGGGTTGGTCGAACTCAGGCACCAGGCGCTGGCCGACACGCCGGACGACGAGCGGAGAGAGAAAGCGGCCCATCAGGCGATCGTCCCTGTTGCGGCGCTGGAAACCGATATCAGATTGCCACCGCCATCGAATATCCTGACCCACCACCAATAGGCGTCCGGGTCGAGCACATCGTCTTCGAAGGTCTTTGCCTCGAACAATCCACCGGTGATCGGGTCAGATACTGCCGAGCTGCTCAACGGATCGTTCGTCTCGCCACGATAGACAACCGCCGTCGCCCAGCCCGTAACATCAGGCATCTGCCATGTGACCAACGGCGGGTTCGTCGAAACGTCGACGCTGACACTTGTAGCCGTGGGCGTCTCTGGCGTGACATCGGGCAGCGGATCGGCAGGATCCAGTTCGCCCAGTTCGCCCGGTTCGAGGTATGTTGCAGGATCGAATTCGAACAGTTCCGGGCCATGCTCTTCCAGCCGGAGCCCAACTGAAAAATCCTGGTTAAGTCCCCAAGACGTGACCTGAAAGGCATAATTCGAAAGGCCGTAGCGCGCCGTCGCAAGCTGGACGGTGTCGAGCGTCGAGATGGATATACCCATGATATTCATCGGCCACGACACCCGGCGCTCGGCCTGGGACTTCCGGAGATAATATTCAGTCAGACGCTGGCCGCGATAGACGGACGTGATGTGGGGCAAATCATAGGTCAGCTGTCGAATATCATCACTCGCGACAGCGCGGGTTGGGACATCCGCTGGCTGATACTTGTCCGCCTCGATATAGGTGCCTGCCACCTCATTGCCGATCTGATCCCCCTCCAGCAGCGCTGGAACCGTGATAGGCCCGGCAAGGTCCGCCTCCTGCAGCGTCGATGAAGGTGGAACATAGTATCCCGGCCGCATCAGCATCTTACCACCGGAATAAGTGAAGGTGCCGGCGCAGCACGTCACGAAGGTATCCCGGACCTCGCTCGGCGCGGCTCCGGTCTGGATGTAGCTGTCGAATTCATACCGGCGCTCTTGTCCGCCTGGCGTGGTCACCAGTTCGTCGCTGACATTCGCCTGCGCTGCCACCCAGTCCCAGTCGATCTCGTCGTCGTAGCAGCCAAAGCCGCCGATCTCGCGGGCGAGAGACATCCAGTCATAGAAGACCAGAGCAGCGTTCCGGGTGTAGCCGCGCGTATTTGTGCGTGGGTCGAGAATGTCGTCCTTGCCCTCAACTTCGGCGGTGATGTTCGGCATTCCCGCCTGGACGATGTCGTCGGTCAGGTTGAATTTTGCATAGATGAGGGCGGTGCCGCGCCCGCGATGGGCGGCAGTCCATTTGCCGCCTGTCTCGGCGACGAACGTCGGGTGCGCAGCCTGGTTGTCCGTTCCACGGTAGAACCACAGCCATGCGTTGCCTGCGTATTTGCCGCTCGTGACCTGGCCAGATGAATTGACGGTGACCTGTTCGTCCCCAAGCCACCAGCGCGTAACGCCCTTGCACCTATGTCCGGCGACGGCGATCACGAAATAGCGTTCCCGCTTGCCGCGGGGATGGAAGAAGATCAGCAATCCACCGACGCGACGTTTGCCGTAGATGATGAAGCTGTTCGAAATCGACTGCCGGAACATGCCCGGCGTGCCGTTGGCTGAGGGCCTGCCCGCCAGGAGCGACAACCCGGCACCGACCCCCGCAGCAATCGCCGTTGACACAACCGCAGTCGTGATGGCGGCGGCGGTAGCTGTGCTGAGGCCTGCGCTGACGAGCGCGGCCGAGATTTGGGGCGCGAAATAGGCGACCGCGACTGCGACCGCTATGATCGCAACCGCCTTCAGGACTTTGCCCACGCAGAACTCCTGCTAACATCCGCGCATGAAGCGGATGATTCTTTCTCTGATGATCGCCTCGGCGCCGATCGCCGCCGCATCGGCCGCCATCACCGACAAGAAAATGAAGGAGCGGTTCGAGACAGCTAAAGCGGCTGCCGATCTCGTCGCCTGCCTCACGTCAGCGACCAGCTGGAACGGCCAGCAGACGGTGTTGCCGGGGCCAAGTGGCGCCCAGCGGCTCCAGTTCTCGTTTTTCGGTCAAGCGGTTACCGACCTGCTGGTCGTTCCTGGCGAGCGAAGCGCGATCGAGCTACGCGGGATGAGTAGCAAGCGGCTCCGAAACTCGATCCAGGGCTGCCTGTAATCGCCAAGCGCCGTCCACTTCGCGCATGGCGGTGAATCGACCGCCGAAGAATTCCGCCTGATCGCCTCGGCAGACACCAATCGCCCAGCCGCGCCGGACGATATCTCCACGCATGGCCAAGCGAAACGGAATGGGCTGGCCATGAACCGCCCCGATGACGCCATCCATGTCCCTGACGCCTAGCCGGCGCATCATGGACGCCCATTCGCGTGGACGCCGGGGCGACGGACCAACGATATCGCAGATGTCGAAACCGGTCGCGGACAAGACATGATGGCGCCACCCGTCGCCGCAATGTTCCGCCCACGCTGGGTCGGTCACAGCACCGCGTCCTGTCGCGCTTTCGCCCATAGGATCGGCACTTCAACCATTCGGCTGACATACTGGAAGGCCTTGTCGCCAGGATAGCGGCGCTGTTGCCACCAGTCGGTGAAACGCCTGATTGCTGGGCGGCGCTGGTCACGCATCCGGCTTTCGCCGCCTGCCGTAACCGTGATGGTCTTCCCAGCGTCCACGATCTCATAGGTGTCGAGACGGCCCTTCCAGATATTCTTGAAGCCGATGACGTTCTTGTAACCACCATCCAGGGCGCCGACGAAGAGCTCGTATAAGCATCCGCGCACCGCCTGGTCGGCGATGTCATCGCGAAATTCGGATGGGATCTGATAGAGCGTCGCCTTCACGCCGACCGCCGAACCATCCGTCCCTTCACCGATGGTGTCGATCTGGCCAATGCCGCCGATCGCTGTCCACTCTTCGCCGCCATAGGAGATGGTGGCATTCCCGGTCACTGCGAAGACGGGGTCGGGCAAATCAATATGCACCCCAAGGAAGGGCCGCAATTCCGGCTTTTCGATCTCGGCTTGCAGCGCCGGGTCAAGGTTGCGAAGGCCGCTCAATTCAGTTCCTCCGCAAAGTCGAGCACGTATTCAATGGGTGCACCGACCTCGCCCTCGTTCTGCCCCGCATCCTCACTTGTCAGGCGGAAGCGGGCTGTAACCGGCCCTGTTTCCAGCGCAGAGCCAGCGGCTATGGCGCTGGACAAGGGGGGCTGAAACTGGAGGCTGATGACCCCCGATTCGGGCGCAACAGACATCATCGACCCAGCCTGCGGTGTCGAGCGGGTGACAATATGCGGGCGACCGTCCCCGCCGATGTAATCGCCAACAGAGGGGCCAATGTTGCCGTAACCGCGCTGCACGTTGATGGTGGTTGCACCGTCCGCCGCGCCGCCCACGATCGCCAGCGGAGGCGCGTAGTTTGTCAGATAGCTTTGCGGCATAGGGCGACGGAAATCATGAAACCGGACGCAATTCAGGCCGCCCTGCAATTCAGCGATCAGCGCGTCCAGACGCGCCGCCCAGAAGATCGGATCCTCGCCGCTGGGGCCAACGCCGATGCCAAGATCATCATAGCCATGGCCAGCCCGGAAGGTGAGACGAGCAATCCAGCGCGGGGCGGATAGCCCATAGACCTTTCGCGTCCGGGTGATCGGGCTTTCTTGCCCGCCGATGTGCGGCTGAAGGTAAAACATTGTCTTGTAGGGCATCAGCCCCTTTGGCCATTCGATATCAGCCACGACGCCTATTTGCCTCCATGATGCCGTTGATCGCAGCCTGCCGCGCAGCTTCCGCCATTTGCGCGACGAAGGGCTTGTCCGCGATGTCGACCGCCCCGGAATACTGGATCGTCTGTTGCACGACGGTCGATCCTACCGGGCCATTATCATTGCCTGGGCGTTCGATGTTGACGATTTCGCCGGCGGTCGCACGGAAGGAAACAAGGTTCGCATCGATACCAGCGCGCCCCTTGATGACGCCGCTGCCGCCGGTCTTGAAGCCAGGCGTCTTCTTCCCGCCGAACACGCTGCCCAAGATGGACGATATTGCGCCACCGATCCCGCCGCCGGACGCCGTGCCGCCGCCGATGTTCGAAAACAGGCTGGCTATCAGGTCGGACAGGCTGTTGAGCGCCTCTTCCATCCCCTTCGCGACGCGGTCTTTCCACCAGTTCTTGATCCAGCCCTTCAGGTCGCCATCGAGGGCGGCGCGCACGCCTTCCTTGAACGTGTCGCGGAAGGTGCCGGTTTGGCGCGCCTTCTCCATCTCGTCCCATTCAAGGTTTGCCTTTTCCTTGGCCGATGCAGGATCCATCTGGAAATCGCGTTCCAGCTCGCGCTGGCGATTCCTGATGAAGATTTCCTTTTCCAGCGCGCGGATGCGTTCGGCACTATCCCCTCGCGTCTGCGCCAGGTGCAGCTGACGATCCTGCTCATCCTCGAGCAAAAGCCGTTTGCGCACTGCCGCGCGCGCATTGTCGATGTCGAGCTGCTGCCGAAGCGCCCGCGCCGTTGCTTCCTCAAGAGTGAGGCCATCACGCTGGAACGCGGCGATGCGGTCCTTCAGCTCCTGCTGTCGCTCAAGCGTCTCTTCGAGAGAACGGTTGCCAGCGATGCGGGCGAGATCGATCTGGTGAGCGGCTTCGTCGCGCTGGAGATCCTTGGCCAACCCATCGCGACGGGCGGCCTCGAGCGCCGCCATATCCTTTTTCGCCGCCGCAGTCGCCGCCTCAAGCGATAGGCCGGTGCGCTGATACGCCTCGATCTGTTTGCTAAGGTCCAGCCGGTTTCTGATCGCCTGTTCGGCTTCCCGGTCACCTCGCAGGCGCGCGGCTTCCAGTGCAATGTCGTCAGCCAGTTGCTGCCGGTTCACCCCGTCGTAAGCGGTGTTGCGCCCCTTCGGCGGCTTTTTGCTGCCGCCTGAACCTTCGCCATCGAAATTGACCGACCGCTTCGGAGCTGGGCCAGATGTCGCGGTGGCGACTTCTGGCTTGGCGGGCGGCGGCGGCGCGTTGTCGTTGGCTGCGGCGCCAAGGCCGAGCCGCTCCTTCAAGGCAGAATATTTATCGCCTATCCATTTCGCGGCATTGCCGATCCATGTCATCAGGCCGCCGAACTTGTCGACCAGCCAGCCCTTCACGCCCAGATAGACGCCTTTAGCGGCAGCCACGACGTTCGGAAAGGCGCTGGCGACATAGTTGACGCCGGACTGGACCGACGACGTGAACCAGCCCATCACGGCGCTGAACCCATCGGCCAGCCATTGCTTGGCGGCGGCATACGCTGCTTGCAGCTCCGCGCTGATTTCCGGCACAAAGGCGGCGATGATGCCGATGATCGTGTCGAACACGGTCTCGACAATTGCGCCGGCCGCTTCCCACGCGCCTGCGAAGTCGCCGCGCAACAGGGCGCTCACCACATCAACGACACCGCTGATGACATCCACCACGCCGGATATCACGGCAACGATGGCGGCAAGGGTTCGCTCGATGATCTCGCCCGCCAGCAGGATCGCGCCGACCAATACCGTGCCAACCACATCGGCCACGTTCGACAGCATGCCGATCAGGCCTTCGATTGCTGCACCGACCGGGCCGCCCGACAGCTTAGCGAATATCGCACCGACCTTGGAGATGATGGCCTCAAGCGGCGGGCCTAGCGTTTCGACCAGGCCCTTCCATACCGCCGACAAGGCGAAAATGACCTGATCTTTAAACAGCAGGAAAGCGCCCACAGCCCAACCCACAGGCCCGGCCAGTGCGAGAAGGCGTGTGCCAGCCATTGCCAAAACGCGCGCTAGGCCGAACTCGCCCAGCATACCGATGATGGTAGAGACCGGCGCAATAAGGAGGCCCAAAGCGCGACCGATCAGCCCGAACCGCGACGCGGCGAAGCTCGCCAGGAAGACAGCGCCCAGATGACCCACGACGACGAGCAATGGCCCCAGCGCTGCGGCAAACGCGGAGAATACCGCCCCGACCTTCAGCACCGCGGGCGGCGCGTTGGCGATCACCTCCAGCATGGTGGCGAAGCCGTTCTTAATCGCGGTGACGATATCGAGCAGACCCGTGTCCAGCCCCAACGCGATCTTCACGCTTTCCCAGGCCACCGCGATGCGCTTACCAGCCGCTTCCGACCCTTCCATGCGCTTCTGGATCTTCGCCTCGACGTCGCCCCCGGCAATCGCCGCTTGCAGCTTTTCGAACCCTTCGCGCCCCTGTTCCATCAGGCCGATAGCAGTGCGTGACGCGTCCGATCCGAAGATCGTCTTCAAGGCGTCGGTCTTTGATTCATCGGTCAGCCCGCCCAGGGCGTCGCGCAGGATCTGCGCCTGTTCGGCCAGCGGCTTCATCTGGCCAGTGCGGACATCAAAGAAGGAAATGCCCAGTTTCTGCATCGCCTCCTTCGCCTGCTTGCTGTTGCCGACGAGGCTCTGGATATAAGTCTTGAAGGACGTGCCAGCGTCAGCACCGCTGGTGAACTGCGTGCTGGTCGCGGATATTGCGGTGGCGAAGTCCATGAAGTCGACGCCTGCGGACGCGGCGACCGCGCCGCCTTGCCCGACCGCCAGTCGGAAATCATCGAAACCGAATTTGGAAGTGTCCAGCGCGCCGACGACCTTCTGCACCACGCCCGGCAGTTCGGCCGCCGTGATCTTGAACTGCCCCATGATGTCGGTGACCAGGGAAGACGACGACGCGGCGTCCACCATCCCTGCGGCGGAAAGATCAAGGGCGGCCTTGAGTGCGCCGCCCATGATGTCGGCGGTCGAGACGCCGGCCAAGCCAAGCGCCTCGATCGCTTCGGCCGCTTCGGTCGCGCCCTTACCCACGGCGGGTCCCATCGTGCGGGCCATGTCGGAAAGCTGCTTCAGTTCCTCGCCGGTAACATTGCCGAGGGCAGCCTCCACCTTCTTCATCTGCGACTCGAATGAGCCAGCACCTTTGTCGACGGCGCGCACCATGGCGGCGAAAGGGATCGTGATGCCCAGCGTGACACCAGCGCCGATCCCCTTGATGCGCTTTTCGACCTGCTGGAACTTCTCGACGAGGCGGCCAAGGACGCCTTCAACACCCTTGGCCCCTGCGTCGAAATCGGAGGTGTCAGCGCCGAACACGACGCGCGCGGCGCCGACCACTGCCATATTCATGCAGTGCCCTCCTCAGTCTGGATAGTGCCGCGTTCCGCCGCCCAGGATGCGGCAACGGCATACATGGATTGCCAGTTCTGCCGCCTGGGGCGTGCGACTGGCTTGAGCATGAACTGCTTCAGTGGGGGAATCTTCTTCGAGCGGCCAAGCGCCGCAGACGTCCAAGCTGCCTGCATGATGAGATCATGAAGATTGTGAGCAGCCCGCGCCTTCCCATCGAAGACGCGGGCGATCTCTCGCGGCGTGAGCCGCCAGAATTGCTCTGGATTTAGGCCTTGGGCTTCGCACCACGAGGTGTGGAGGCGCGCCCAGTCCCACGGGCGCCCGGCTTCGGCGTGGGCGCCGCCTTCCGAGGGCCGCCGTTGCCATCCTTGGCGGCCTCCGGGAACGCCTGCTCGACCGCGCGCATAATAAGTTCGAGCGAGGGTTCCAGACCGCCGACCGCCTGCATGATCTCACCGGCCTCATGGTCAGTCATTTGCGGCTGACAGTCGGTTAGCCCGATGCGAAACAGCTTACGGATGGTCCGCAGCGAAGGGGATGCGGCAAGCACGGTCTCCAGCTCGCTGATATCCTTCAGGTCAAATTCCTCTTCCACCGCGCAGAGAGCGTTGGTGGTGAAGGCGAAGACCCAACGATTGCCGTCGACCTCGAACCCGAGTTGTCCCCGATGGGGATTGGCGGCCGTCATGATCAGGCCGCCGGCGTCAAGACGGGCTTGCCGGTAACCTTGAAGGTCGCCGATCCCGTCATTTTGTCATCCATCGGCGTCGCGCGTCCATGGGCCGTAGCGAAGCCCTTGAAATTTAGCTGCGCGCCGTTGGGAAACACGATGCGCCAAGCCTCGACAGCATTGGACGCGAGGTGGGTTGCAATCACCGCGTCATCCGCCAGACCCGGCACCAGGTTATAGGTCAGGCTGACCTCGCCCGCGTCCGACAGCCCCGGCTTGAATTCGCGGTGTCGATCCGGGCTGCCGTGGTGGGTGAAATCGACGCTGTCACGCGACAGTTCGGGCGGGTTGAGTTCGGTGACTTCTGCCAGCGCCGTATAGGCGTTGCCGACGACGGGACCAAAAGTGGTGGCGAAGCCAATATCGGTCGCCGCAACAGTTTCTGCCATATTTTCCTCCTGAAGGGCGACGCGCCCGACTTAGTCCTTGGGGGTGGTGGATACGACGGCGGTGCCGCCATCGATCGCCTCGGCGATGCCGAGATCGATGAGTTCCGTGCCGCGTTCAGCGGTGACGGTGATTTCCTTGTCGACGGGAACCAAGGCATCCTCAGGATCCTTGGCCTGCTTGTCGATGAACGCGGTCGTGATCTTGATCCGCATGATGCTCTCCTGTTCAGAGTGGGGTGTGCCAGACCATGACATCGAGGCTGGTCCGGTGAACGACATCGGTCCCGTCCACATCGTCGTCAGAGCGGCGGCCGATAACGAAGGTCCGAATGCGAACGCCCGGCAGGTCGCCCCTGAAACCGACCAACAACCCACCGCGCGATTTCCCCAGCACATCGGCCAGATCGCTGGCGGCCTTGTAGGTACGCCCCCAACTATCGATCTGTATCCGCGCGCGATTCCAGCCGCTGGGACCGGACATATGCATCTGCGGGATGCCGCTGACATGGTGCAGGGTTATGGATGGCAGCGTGGCGCCCTGGGACCTCACGCCCCAGTCCACCCGCCGCCCGACGACGTTCTCGATCGCCGTGGTGCCGAGCAGCAGCCCGCGCAGCGCTTCGTCCATTTATCAGCCCTTTTTCGCCGCCTTCAACACGGCATCGACCCCGTCATTCGCTACGCGGCGCAACGCCTTATCGACATGCGTGTCGAACGCCGGACGGATGAAGGGCCGCGGCTCCTGCCGGAAGTTGCCGAACTCTTCTTGGATCGCCTGGGGCAGTGGCCCCGGACCCGCATAGACCTCGATCTCCGCGATCGGCTCGTTGGTCTCTGCCTGTGCAGGTGACAGCTCTGTTCCGACAGTCACGCTATCAGCCATTTCACCCGAGGCCCGAGCAGCGTGCGAGCGCATGTCCTCCGCCATCGGTTCGAGGTGGTCCTCAATAATCGGCACCAGCGTCTCACGGCGGAGCGCTTTGCCCATCGCCTTGAGGTTGCTCTTGAGGTTCTTCGACAAAACGAGCTTGATGGTCGGCTTCATGGCAGTTTGTCGGGCCGGGATGTGCAGGTAATCTCGATCCCGTCGTTGCGCCGCAGCGCATCGACTTCCTTCGTGCCAGTGACGCTGTAGCTGACGGCACCGAGGGCGATAGTGTCTCGACCAGTAATCGTGCGCGTCAGGCTGTCGCTCAGCACGACGAACCGGGTAGTAAGTTCCTGGCCCCGCTCGCCGGCGCGGAAGCGCTCGCCGTCGCTGGCGTCCCGCTTCTTCGCCCAGCGCTTGCCGACTGCTGCAAGTGGGCCTTGCACGGTCGCAGTTCCATCATCGATCTCACCCGCGCGCATGATCGTAATACGCCGGTTGAGTTCGCCCTTTTTCATAGAGTGTGCCTTTTTAAGCGGCGACACAGGCGACGTGCTGTTTCTTCCGCCTTGGCCAAGATATCCCCGCCTTCGCGATCAGCGTCGTAGGCGCCGATCAGCACCAGCATCGCCCGGCAAAGGCTGCGTGGCACATCGTTGGGGCTTTCATAGCCTGCCCGCACAGTGACCTTGAAGGTTTGCTTGCTATCCACGAAAGGCCAGAATGGCCCCAGGCTTGAGCCGACGCGCGCGGGGCGGTTGATGGCAGTCAGCCGCACGCCGTTGACTATTACTGGCTGCCCGTCGCTTCCTATGTAGCTGACAACCGGAACAGCGTTAGGGGCTATCGGCCATGCGCGGAGCGCGACAGGTCGGAAACCAGAAAAATACTCATGCACGTCGCGCGCCTCAAGAATTTGGCCGGTGTAACCTTCGACCCAATCGGCAGCATCCCGGATGAAATCGTTGATCTCCTCATCCTGATCTTCGGAATCGGCGCGAAGCTGCGCGCGCGCCTCCTCAACAGAAACCGGTAAAACCATTTCGCCTCCTCGTCTGACTTGCGTCAGCCCCCGGCGGTCAGCGCATCACGCAGAAGCCAGCGATCAGGGGCCAGCTTGGTCATGCGCACAACGCCGTAACGGCTATTGATCGTCAGTGGTTGAGCAACGCCCTGGGGCAGCTCGAACGTCACACCCGCGCCTGGGGTGATGGTCACAGTGGCATTGCCGTAGCGGCCAATGCAGACCGCTGCCCCGGTGGTAAAATCGTTCAGGCCAGCCGGAACAGTGACGATCGTGGCAGCCGCAGCCTTGCACATCAGGAGCTTGTTCGAATCCGTGGCTTGGATCGAATAGTTCGCGAGCAACTGATCCGCGTTGACGGACATTAAATCCGCATAGTCACGGGTCCGAGCAAGCGCCTTGTCCAGCCCAGGGCCATTGAGGTCGATCCGATCGACATCATCGATTTTCGCCATACATCCTCCAGCGGATTGGGCCGGTTTCCCGGCCCGTGATTATTCCGCCGCGTCGGCGACGTCGCCAGGCTTGGTCATACCGAGCTGTTCGGACACGACGTCGACACCTGGTTTGCCAGGATCGTTGAAGTCGATCCGATTCTGCTCGGCCGTCGTGTTGGCGCGGGGGTCCACATCAACTGCCGGATGCGAAGGATCGACGTCCGGCACGACCTGCGCCGGCGCGCCGGATGGGTCGAAACTGGTAGCCGCGATGATTTCGGCGTCACCTTCCCGCCGCGCCTTAGCTTCATCGACAGCCGCCTCTGGCTGGAGCGCGTCAGTTACACCTTTTCGGTTCTTGCCAGTCTTTTCGGCGGCCAACAAAGCGGCGCGGTCTTCGGCAGAGGCACCCTTCAGCGCAGCCAATACATCCTCGACGGTCCCGTCGAGCAACTTCAGATCAGTCATTTGAGTTCTCCTGGTTGATCGAAACGGCGCTTCGGCCGCGTCGCTTCGGTCAACCGGGGTGGGTGTTTCACCCACCCCGGCGGATTGCAGGCTACGATGCAGCGATCTTGAGCGCCCGCATCGGCTCGGGGTTATGGACGCCACCGCCGACACGCTTCGTGGTGTAGAAATGCACGAAGGGCTTATTCGTGTAGGGGTCGCGCAGGACGCGAATGCCGATGCGGTCGACCACCAAATAGGTGGCCTCCATGTCGCCGTAGAGCGCAGCGATGTTGCCGGCGGCGATGATGGGCATGTCGGGCATTTCGACAATGGGCGCGCCATTGAGCGTCTGCGGCTCACCGGCGCTGTAAGCTGGTTGCCACAGGAAATTTCCCTGCCCGTCTTTGAGCTTACGGGCAACCCGAAGCGATTGCCGATTGATGTACAACTTCGCGTTGCCGGTGAATTCCGACGGAAGGTCATACATTAGATCGACGAAGCTATCGCCGGTTACAGTGGCGGCCTGACCCGATGCGACCGCCGCGATCGCGCCGTATGGATGGCGATTGGCAGCCGCAGCACCAGTGACATAGTTGAGGATGCCGAACGGCTTGTTGACGCCGTCGCCGGAAAGAAAAGCAATGCCTTCCTGACGAGCGAATTCGGTCTGCACCTCGTCCGAAAGCCACTGCTCCAGGTCGACCGCCGCATCATCGAGCAGCTGCTGCGATATCGCCGGGTTGGCATATAGCTCGCCCGGTGTGAAATCGACCGTGCCGATCTGCGGCGTGCTGGTGGCGGGCCGCGATGCGGTTTCACCGACCCAGCCCGACCCCACGTTGCGGTCGCTGAAGTGTTTTTTAAAACCCGCCACGCTGATGGTGATGACACGCGATTCCCGGCGCATCGGGCTGATGCGCTTCAGTTTTTCGCCGATGGTGCGGTCCCATTCGATCGGTGCCAGATAGCCGCCGTCTGCATCGGTGCCCTTGGACATTGCCGCTTCGAATTCCGCCGGCGCCTTTTCGCCCTTGCGCATATGGGCCTTGAATGCGGCGGTGTATTCCGGGTCGGCCTGGATATCACCGATCACGCCACCATTGCCGAGTTTGGCGGCAGCCTGGATCTTCGCCTGGTCATCGACCGCAGCGGTTAGCTCTTCGATCGCCTTGTTGATGGTTTCCAGCTTTTCAGTCGTCAGAACGTCCGTCTTGCCGGCCTTGATCTCGTCGATCTGATCGGTGTGGGTTTTCTTGAAAGCCTCAAAGGCAACGACAATGTCGTCCAGGGAGGCGGGCTTCTTCACCTGGGCTTCGGCGCGCACGGCGATGAGGCCCCGGCCCGTCGCGGCAGTGCCACGCAGGTTCGTCATCATGTTCATGGGATAGTCCTTGTTGGGGTTAGGCCGTCATGGCCTGGAGGAGCGCGGAAAAGTCCGGCTCCGGTTCATCGCCAGCGTTGTGCGTGGCAGGGTTGGAGCCGTCAGCGCGCGGCGTAACGGTTCCGATCGCGCGATACAGGTCACGCCGCTGCGAACGCGGCATGTTCTGCTTCGCGAGAAACTGATCAAGGGATTCCTTATCGGTCGGAAATTCGCCGGCCGACGCATAGACGGGCATTCGCGCTTCGCGGTCCAGCAGCAGATCGGCGAGGCCAATATCTATGGCTTCTTGCCCACGAAAGTAGACATCCTTGCCTTCGATCATGGCGTCGAACTCCGCCTTGCCCCGCCCAGACCTGGCGGCGTAGGTCTGGGTCATCGCATCATCCAGATGTGCGAGAATGCCAACGGTGTCGGACATTTCGGACTTCGTCCCGAAGAAGAGACCCCTTGCTTCATGGATCATAATTTCGGCGTTGGCGGCGATGGAAATCGTATCGCCCGCCATAGCGATGACTGAGGCGGCCGACGCTGCAATGCCGAGTATCTCAACATGCACTTCCGCGTCGTGTCGGCGCAGTAGGTTATAGATGGCCACGCCTTCGAAATAGTTGCCGCCAGGCGAGTTCATTTCGACGGTGATCGGTTTGCCCGCAAGCGGTCGCAAAGCGCCGGCTACGCGCTTGGCGCTAACGCCGCCGCCTTCGCCGTCATCGCCGATGTAATCGAAAATACTGATGGTGGTCCTACCTTCCGCCAGCGCCTTAACCTCGAATTTTCGGAAGGTTGGGGCGAGCGCTTGGGTTTCAAACTTCCAGTCGCTACCGCGTCCCAAGTCGGGCATTTCTGGTGGACGGGCCATGGCGGTGACCGCCATCAGGCTGTTGAACTTCATTGGTTAGCGCCCTCCTTGGCGATCTCTGCGGCGGTGGTGCCGGGGCGTGGCAGGTCATTGCCGTCCTCGACGGGATTGCGGTCGAAATTGTCGCGAACTTCGTTGGGCGTCATCCACGCGCCGTTGGGGCCAAGGGCGGCTTTGAAGAAATTTGCTTGGTCAGTGAGCGAGCCCCGCAACAGCGCGCCCTCGTTATACTTGGCATAATAAGTCTGCTGCTCCTGAGGGGTCAGCAGCCACATCCAGATCGCCTCTTCCCATATGACGAACCAGTCCATGAGGCAGTAGGTGACGAAGAACAGGCCAAGCTCGCGAACGCCTGATCCCCAGCTTGTCTCATCGAACATCAGCAACGGGCGCGGGGCGCCGGTGAAGCGCGAAACCTCTTCCGCTTCCCGCTTCATAAGTTCTATCACTTGCGCGTCGCGGGCATTGGTGCCGAAGGGATTGGCCTTCAACCCTTCTTCCAGAATCAGCCAATCATCTGACGCTTCGGATTCAGAGTAGCCCTCGCGTAAGCTATCCCGCAGATGCTCGATCGCCTCATCGCCGAGCGAATCGGGGCTCTCAAGTGCACCACGCGCAAGCCCGCCTTTGGTGAGCAACCGCGACATCGCCTTCTGAGCGCGGATTGTCATGCCCAGTGTATCGGCCGCCACATCCAGCAAGGACACGCCATTCAGCCCGTCCAGTGAAAGGGGAGTGCTGAAATGGAAGACATCTTCCTTTTGAAGGATGACGGATCCGCCTTTCGGTCGATTATATTTGAACGTCAGTTCGAATGTGTCGGAAAGTTGAGGCTTCACCGACCCGCGCGCCAACGGGATTAGCTGGCGCACAGCACCGCGGGACCGGACCTTTAGGGCATATGCAGCGCCGTCGAGCAGCGCGACAAGCTGCATGTAGCTCTTGAACCGGCTAGCTGTTTGAAAGTCATTCGGCTTGCGGTGCAAGACGCTAAATAGAGGGTGGTCAGTCGCCTTTTCAGTGAGGTCGCCTTTCCGTCGCATCAGATGGATAGGTAGCTTGCCCATCGAGCCAGAAATCAAAGCCATGGCACGAAAGAAGGTGCTATTGCGCAACGCCATTCGATCGCTAACAGCTACCCCGGACGCGCTGACATGGCCCATCCGCATCATTTCCAACATCTGGGGATCGGCGAGACTGTAGCTGTCATAGGCGACGATCCGCCCAGAAAGGGCTGGGCCAGATCGTGCTGTGCGGGGCGGCGCAACGCTACGGCGTCCGCCAGCGGCCCGGATATAGTCGTCCGGAGAAGCCATATATTACCGTGCTCCCCCGACCCTCAATACGCCGCGTGTGGCGTAGACGGACCTCTTCTTCGGTTTAAAAGTTGCGGTAGCGGCGCCAACCGCCATGGCGGTCGTCACCATGCCGTCGATCCGACCGCGTGATTTCTTCTTGTTAAAGGCGCGGTTTCCTTGGCCGTCTGCGTCGATGGCAGCATTGGCCGCGCAGCTATAGGTCACTGGCGAGCTATCGATGATGATCCGCTCATCAAGGATCGCATCTTCCGTGCGCGTGATAGAATGCGGCATACATAGCTGCCGATCCTCGAACACGATTTTCGTGCCTTGCCCATGCGCTACAATCTTGAGGCCGCGACCCTCAGGCTTGTCGGGTCCGCCATACAACCAGACTTCCAGGCCGACTTCCGCGCAGGCATCCATAAATGAAGAGATGAAGGCGTAGTCGACGACCAGTTCGATAACATTTTGGTTAGCTCGAAGCCGGGACACCTGCATCGCCACATAGGTGTAATCGATGGTAGAGCCGGGCGTAGCGACCAAATACTTGTCTTCGACCCACTCGACATATGGCGCCTTGTCGCGCTCTGCCCGGTCCTTCAGCCCCTCCTGCGTGGTGTAATACCAAGTCTTAACAGCGATTGGTTCATCACCCATCGGCTCCCACGCGGCCGACAAAGCGGTGAGGTCATTCTTTTGGGACAGGTCGAGGGCCAGCCGACAGTAACGATGGCGCATCAGCGCTTCGTCCACCGGCCCTTGCACCGCAGACCATTTCTCTTCGTCGATCCAAAATTCTGCAGACGCAGTATCAATACCGAAGTAGAGGCGTTTGACGGACGACTTCGTAGACGGCCGCAGCAATGCACCAGCCACTGTCTCGCGAATGTTCTCGATCGGGAACGTCTCGCCCAGCGCTGGTAGCGCTTTCTGCCAGCACTTTTCGTTCTCGAACACAGTCTCACGATCAACCTTGTCGACCCGGGCAATAAAGGCGAACGCGCTATCGTCGCGCGCTTCGCCCCTAGCGATCTGCTGATACATTTCAGACCATGCAGTCCCGACATGCTGCGATGTCGCGGGGGTATTCGTCCCCAAAAGCATCAATGCATTGCCAGCCACTTTATCGATGCCGCGCTTCCATGTCTGAAGGACGTTCTCGTCCGTCAGTTCGTGGATTTCGTCACCGGCGACATAGTTGGGGCGCGGCCCGGAAAGGCTTTCGCCGCTGGCAATCGGCTGGAAGAACGACCCGGTGTCGGGATGCTCGATCTTCCAGGCATTTTCCAACTCGCCGCGGATGACGACCTCGCCCAATCCCTCCAGGCTCTCGCCCGCGTCGTGTTCCGGAATATCCGCCCGGCACATCGCCACGGCATCACGGAAGAGGACGTTGGCGGTCTTCTTGTCCTCGCCGATGGCGTAGCACTGCGCGCGCGCAATGTCGCACCATCCCATGATGTAGACGCCGATCGCGCCCATGAGCGGCGATTTCGCTTGCCCCTTTCCGGTTTCCATCCAGCCAGATCGGAAGCGCCAGCGGTTATTGGCGAGGCGCCAGCCGAACAGCGAACCCATGACGAAGGTGTGCCATTCAAGCGGGAAAAACGGCTCTCCCGCCTTGGGCCCGTCAGTGATCTGAAACACGGAAGGCAGGAATTCAAGAGCGTGCGCCGCTTCCTCCGGACGCCAGAAAATACCCCTCTTCTCGCCGTCGCGGATGTCTCGCAGATGGCGTTCGGCAGCGTGCTTCACCAGTTCGCCAGCAGTGAACAGCTTGCCTTCGATCGCGGCTTTGGCCCATGCGGTGGTGGGGTCCGGCTCGGACAGGAAGCGGTTAGCCACGGTCCCTCAGATACCTCGCCGATCCAGTTGTCCGCGCGGTCTTCTTGGTGACCTTCGCGCCGTTCCCGCGATCACGCGGAGAGATGCACAGTTCCTTTTCCAGTGACTTCGCCTGGCTGTCCGCGTTCGACATGGTCGTCCACCACGGGTTGTAAGTCGGGACGCCGGTTTTCTTGGCTTTGATGACCGGCCCGGATTTTAGTACCTCGCGCGCGCTGATGTCGAAAGTGACATAGGCGACGACCAGCCGCTTAATCGAATGAGCGTTCGCAACAGTCAGCTTCTCCGCGCCGCGCACCTCGCTGACGATCTCGCGCCAGTATCCGGCAGCGGCTTCGCGGTCCGCAGCGCGCCCGATAATCGTCTGCCAGTTTGGTTCAGGTGGGACGCCATCGCCTCCCGGCAGTTCGATCAGGTTGGACATGAAACCCTCCGGAGGAACTGAAAGCAGATGAGCGATGTGGTATGAAAATGGGCCAACGAATCGGGAGTGCAAATTATGGTTAAAAAGGTGGTCGGGGCGAAGGCCGACTCAAAGGGGAACATCACCGCGGTCAAGCTGAGCGGGAATAGCGGGTTCACGCCGCTGGACGCCGCTATGCGTATGGCGGACAAGGGTCAGATCGATAACGCCCACACGGTTCGCCGGGAAGGCGCGAAGCCTCATCTGCGCACTAATCCAAACCAAAAGAAGAGCGACAACCTGGACGACATGGCGGGGGACAACTGACCTAAACCCTCCCCCCTCAAAAATTGCTCTCAGTGCGCATGCAGGGTCGCCACCGGTCAGAGAGTAGACATCGCTCAAACTTTCCACCCGGGGGGTCGCATATCATCGCTCAGACGGTAAGAGCGGCGGACCCGGCACAGGCTGGCTAGGACTTTCGAGGAAAAAGCACATGACAGAAAACGACAAATTGCTGGCAGGTTTGGAGGCAGCGCTGCTTGAAGCTAAGTCATCTTATCGGAAAATGGTGATTCAACTTGCTATATTGGAAGCGCAAAAGGACGATAGCGGCGTGCGCGTGCTTGCTGATACACAGCATGTGCATACCGCAAGGACCCGCGTGATCGCTCTCGAAGCCGCCATCGATGAACTTAAAGCTGACTTGGCTGAACCGGGCAACTGAGCTAGTGAATTATCGCGCCGCCGGCGAGATCGGTGGCGCACTTTCCTATGTTTTTCCTCCGCAATTCCATGGGTGCGATGGATCAGTTGGTCGCCCCGCTTGGTCGGTTCCGCGGACGATGCCACTCCGCTCTTCCCTCTGGATCTCGCCGTCGTGATGCGGCTTGCACACCGGTTCCCAGTTCTTACGATTCCAGAATAGTTTCAGGTTGCCCTTGTGCGGCACGCGGTGATTGACAACCGTGGCAGGCGTCGCCTTGCCCTTCGCCTCGCACCGCTCGCATAACGGGTTGGCGGCCAGGAATGTGAGCCGCGCCTTCTGCCACTTCCCACCATATCCACGCTCGGATGTCTTGCGCTTGTCGCTTCGCCAGCTGGGCTCATCCACGGTGTTTCATTTGCTCCAGCACGACAGCGGCGACCCGTTCTCCTTGGCTCACGACATCTGCAATCGTGGCTTGCCCAGGCGCGTCGGCGCGAAGGACCACGGTGCCACCATTCCGCGCGGTCGGCACCGGCGCTGCATCGACACCAAGCTCGGCCAGCCGGTCGGCGGTCTGCGTGATCTGGCGGCGCAGGCGATCGAGTTCGGCCAGCAGATGGAAGCCTTCGTCGACTTCATCACGGGTCAATTTCTGGCGATCGGACACCAGGACGGACATGAGCATTCTCCCTGCAGAATGATTGCCGCAGAACACCCCGCGCAGGGGTCGCGGATTGTCCGGCGGCTTCCGCTCTGCGCCACGGCCCCGGTGGGCATCGCAAATGGCTCGACAAGCGGAACTGAATGGATGGAGAGGCGGTCCCGGCGACCGCCAAGTACGACAACGCCCGCTCACCGTTTCCGGCTGCGGGCGCAGTTACTAACAGTGGCGTTTATGACACACGAGTTGCCCCCGCGCAAGTCTCTCGAAATTCTCCGCTAGACGCGTTTGACGAGACCTACGTCCCGCAGGAACTCGTTGATGTCCCCTCTACGTTGTTCAGCCCCGCGAAAATGCGTCCCTGCCCCTTGGGTCTCTTCGAGAATTTTCTCAATTTCGTCGACATGCACCGCGCCAGGATTTGCCTCGATCAATTTGCGAAGCACGGCATAGATGCCCTCGTTCCTCAGGTGCTGAACCTCGATCATAGTCTTCAGCACATGAAGCTGCTGATCGACTTTGTTGAATTCCATTTTCGTCATGTCATCCATGGCGTTTCCATCCCCTGCCAATGCTTGAAGCGTCATTCTCTCGATGGCTGCCTTCTGGGTCAAGCGGTTCATGCCTCGCAGGGATCAGGTGAGGGCGATCCACGCACGATGCAATTGTATAGCCTAGTAGCGAATTGGGGTCGCCACTGTCGTTAAGCGACAGATGGCTACGCGGCCAGTTCCTCTGGCTGGAGATGGCGAAGGCGTCCGTCTTCCGCATCCTTCAGGGCCGCGATCGCGGCGGCAGCAGACGGGAATTGCAGATCGTCGCCATGTGTCTTGCGAAGGTCGGACATGACGCGATCGACCAACACATTATCCCCCCAGCAGCGATAGCGCCCCGCCGGCGCGGCGAAGCTGCGACGGATGATTGCGCCACCGTTTTCCAAGGGCTGCACCCATACCTCTTCGACCGCGCCGGTCGTGATGGAGCGGCGGATAGCGTCCGTCAGCAAGCGCATCCCAACGATGAATTCCTGCCGTATCAGCTCGCGGTGGCGCCCGGATTTCGGCGCAATTTTCTCGCGGTGATCGCCGCGTGCACGACCCTCTTTGTCGACCTTCCGGGGCGGAATAACCGTGCGCGAACCGAAGCGCTCCATGGCGATCTGGCTGAACGATTTATCTTCCAAAACGACGCCGCGCATCGTGTCCTTTGCGTGGCCCATGATGCTTTCGCACATGGCCACTTTCCGCTTCGCCTCCAGCATAGAAGGCGTGGCGCTCTTCATTCCGAACGCCGCCGGTGCCGCGCGTCCGCTCGACGAAATGTTGAGGCAGGATTTTACCGGTGATCGTTCGGAGCGATCGAAAGCGGTGCGATAATAACGAAGGGCGCCAATCTCGTCGGGACTTATCGCCCCCTTTGACGCCATCGTTTCAATCAATGGCCTGCGGCGATAAGCAAGGCCCAGGACGTCGCCCATTTCGGAAACGACAGGCCCAAGCGAGAACGCGACACGCGCCTGCATCTCAGGCGTCGGCTGATCTGCGAAAGGCTTATCGGCTTTGCGGGACGACGCGGCCTTTGCCTTGGATTTTCCCCTGCCTTTGACCTTGCGCAGTCGAACCATTCTCGCCTCCCGGGATGGCACACAGGTGGTTCAATCCACATCATTTTTCTATTCCGCATTCCGCCACATCTTGGGCGTCCCAGGACACGAAACCACCACGCGCCTTCACCGCCTGCTCAATCTCCAGATCAGACAGATTGGCGACGCGATCGATCAGCTTTATTGACCGCGCCTTTCCCGCTTCGGCGGATAGCAGGCCGCGCCGCACCAAGCCGCGTAATGGTCTACCGACATGGCGCGGCGCGATTCCGACAGCGCGAGCGATGTCGCAGTAGCTGGGGGATGCCCCAAACACGCGGAAGTGTTCCTGCACAGCGCGAAATACGCGCTGCTCAAGGCTCGCGCCGATAGTCATTGGCCGTCCGTTTCCGACCCGGGAATTTTGTCCGGAACACGGATGAAAGGACTGTCCCCAGCGGTCCAGATCGGCGGGTGGGTATGGCCCCAGCAGTTGAACCAGAAGACCCCGCCATTGGCGACGACACGGGCAAGTTCTTCAGGCGTGAACTGCCATTTACTGATGACGTTCGGCTGCCCGTCCAGATCATTGTAGCGATGGACATGCAGGTCGTAGACCGTGCCGGCCGCCGCGTCCTCGGGTGTCGGGGCGCGGAGCACCAGGTTAGCTTCATCGAAGGGGATGCCGATCGCCATGTCAGTCATTCACCCCTTTGAACCCGGCGACAACCCGCCCCGCAAATTTGCCGATCAGCTCGGGATGCGTGGTGAGGTAGACGCCGCCCAGAGCCGTCGCACCCATCAAAACCCACGTCAGAATCATGATGACACCAGCCGTTCGACGGATGCGATCACCCCGCTTCTGCATCTGCCCCCAGCGCCTATAGAAGTCAGTCATTTCGTTTCCTTCCTCTTTCCAAAGAGCTTTTCGGCCAACAGCTCGGCCTGTTTGCGGTCAGCCCAACTGGCCAACCATTCGGGGTTGATGAGGATGAGCCCGTGATCCTGCCAGGCGAGGCGGGCAGCGCGACGCGCATTGGCTGGGTCGGGTTCGTGACCAAGGCGTGCAAAGCGAGCGAGCGGGGATCGCGTGGTCATACTACTCGCCACCCCCAAGGTCGGGAGTTGACAGGTGGGGGGAGGTAGGGGATACGGCTGTAGGCCGTATTCCCCTCCCCCTGTCCCGACCACCCCGCGCTGGTGGGAAATCAAAAAAATAGGCATCCGCGAAAAACCGCAGTTTTCTGCGGCATACGCCTGTGTCTGTCCGCAGGTGGTCAGCAGCGCCAAAATAGGGGCTGAACGCCACGCTACGAAGTGTCGCAGATTGCGGGCGACACTTGGGCGACAGTTGCCACGAATAGCCCAAGGACTGGGCCTATCGGCTGGCGGGCGACAGTTTGCGACACTTGCGACACTTGGTTTCAAGACGCGATTTCCTTCAAATAAATGTCCCAGATCAGCGCGCCGCCACTGCGGTCGAATGGCTGAGAACAGCCTGGCGCGTGGCGATAGAATGTGTTGGGCGGGCCAACCCGATTGGTGATTGCCGCTCGGTTCGAATCAATGATGCGGACTGGCCGCCCCCGCAGCATCGGAACCAGGCCAACCTGATCGACGCGGCGATGGGTGGGATTTGCCGGCACCGCGAAAAGGTCGAAAAGCTGCCACCCCTTCGCCAGAGCGAAAGGCAACGCGGTTTCCGTGAAGTCCTGCAAGTCGGAGATCAACGTAGCCCAGTCCGAAAACGAGACGTTCGCCGGGCGCATGATATAGGCCAGGTCGCGAACTGCCGAGCGCGCCGCGTCCGCCGGGGATGAGGTTAGGATACCCAACCTTTTATCCAAAGGCTGGGCGACACTTGCGACACTTGCGACACTTTGGTCGGCGGCGTGGGTGTCGCGTTTTGCGACTCCTTGGCCAGCCGACTTTTCGGCCCAAGCAGTCGCCTCACCTGGATCGAAAAGAGTGAACCCCTGCATCAGTCCTCTCCATAGATGACGGTGAAGGCTTCTTTTTGGTGCATGGTGACGCCGTCGATCTCGATCTGGGCGCCGCCCTTGATCGGGTGGAGGTGGCCCGCTTCGACCAGCAACTCGACTGCCCGTCGCAATATGCGGGCGGGACGAACGTTTTTCGGTGCGCTGCGGCTAAGCCACCGCATACCGACCTGCTTTGCCTCCTTTTTGCGGATGAATTCGATCAAAGCGGACGCGTTGTCGCTGTCCTCGTCGACAGACCCGGCATTGTAGAGGCGCAGCGCTTCGCTCAGATAGAACTGGCCGAGCTGAATGCCTGCGGCCATAGCGTTGGCACTGATGCCGTCCCTGGCGACGTGCAAGCCGTTCTCATAATATGAAATGATGGCAGCCAGCCGGGCCGCGTGCTCCGCGATCTTTGACGCGAGGTCGCTTATCTCTTCCAGCGGGCCGTTCTTGCCCTGCTGCTTTTCGATATGGTCGCTGAACCGGATCCACATGGCGCGCGCATCAGGCTGAAGGGCCGCGATGGAGAAGGTCAGTTCGCGCGTCTCCGGGTCCATATTGTCGAATGAGACTGCAAGGAGGCTGTCGAGACGACTGTGATATGCAGCCAAGGCGGCGTGCGCTTCCGGCGTAGGCTCTTTCCAGAGCCGCTCGCCCTTGATGCTCTTGGGATAAGCGACAAGCATCCGGCTCAACATGCCTTGATCCCTCAAGGATTTATCGCCGAAAAGGCCAAGCGCGACACCCGGCTGGACCATCAGGTGCAGCGATACCCGCCGACCGGCAAGAAACTTTGTGACGTCGCCGCCGCGCACGCGCTTGATCGGCTTTCCGTCCCACATCTGCGACAGCTGCGCGCCCGTCGATGCGCGCTTGTCCTCCTGCATGCTGTAACCGCCAAGCATCTTGGCGCCTTCGTCCGAAAACAGGCCTACAGACGGATACGCCTCGTCCAGCAGCTTTACGACGCCTTCGATTGTCGGGTCTTCGACCAACAGCATCGGCTGCGCTGGCGGGATCGGCGGCCTGCCGCAGTCTTCCATCGCGCGGCGGATCGCATCACGATCTCTTCCTCCCGCTTGTTTGGATTTCGACAGCGCCGCGTCATAGGCACTCTTGTCGATATTGTAATGAAGCTGTGCCGCCTCGAACTGGGCGCGCAGCCGCCGCTCCTTGTCATAAACCGGCTTCAACGCCTGCTTGTCACACGATGATTTGCGGTCGCCTGACGCTGCCACTGAAAATAGGAAGGCCGATGCTGGCACCTGTTCGCCCGTTGGCAGTTCGACCGTCAGTCGGCTTTGGGCCACCAGGGAGCAGGCCCCCAGCACCGACTGCGCCGCGATGGAGATCGGGATCTGCACGATATCCACGATCGCCATGATCGCGTCTTTGAGGCGCGGACTCAGCGCATCGACCGGAAAAGCGGTTGGCTCGCCCAAGATCGGCTTTATCTCGATCGGCTGCCCGACCACTGCGGCGGACGCGTCGAAGCGATCGCGAAGCATCGCCGTCATGCGCGAATGCCCCGCAGCTCATCGTTCCAATCCTTGTATCCCTCTGCAGGATATACTTCATCAACGAGCAGGCCGCAGTCCAAAAAGGCGGTGCGGGATTGTGCAACAGCACGATGGCCTGCTTCGCCATTATCTCCAGCTAACGTGATGGCGCGGACCCCCGCCGGAATTTCAATGCGCGACATCAGGGCCGTGCCGCACGCCACCCAGACCGTGCGGCCAGGCAATTCTTGCATGAGTGTCAGCCCATCTTCTGGTCCTTCGCAAACGACTATGCGCTCGCTGATAGGGCCCAAGCGCAGTGCGGACCCCACGATCACGCCGAATGTCAGTTTCGCCTTGGCCTGCGTGCCGTCGGCATATGTCCGCGCGTATTTCCGCCGCCCGCCATCCGCCAGGAACACGCACTGCACGCCGCCGACGCGGCCCGATGCGTCCTGAAGCGCGCAGGCCATGGCTGGATAGCTGCGCCCGACCTCACCAGTCTCTCGATTGACCCACCGCGGCGTCATGACAAAACGCACCGAACCCGGCAGTTCGGCCTCGATTCCCCTGGATCGTGCATATACTTCTGCAGGCGTTCCCGCCGCGAGCTGTGTTCGGGACCAGATGTCGCGAGCTAAAGCTATCCGCCTTGCCGTCTCCACCTCGTCCAGCGCCTTCCGCCGCGCCTTTTCTTCTTCGGTCACGACGGGGAACTCGTCCCCGCTCAATACCTCATAGGCTTCGGGAAAGGTCATCCCGACCTTTTCCATCAGGAATCGGAAGGCATCGCCGCCCCGGCCGCATCCGTGGCAATGATAGCTGCCCTTGGCGTCGTTGACCTCGAACGAGGGGGTCCGCTCGTCATGGAACGGGCAGAGCCCCGCCATTTCAGTGCCGCCGCGCCGCTTCAAATTCGTGTACCGCGCTGCGATATCGGACAGATTATGGCGCTCCCGCGCATCGTCCACCAAGCGCCGGAATTCGGCCTCCTCGGCCGCGGTTCGCATCCTGCGCCCACGCCCCCTGGTCATGGATCAAGCCGCTGCTGAAGTCGGCGAGGATGGCTCGAAGAAATCCTTGGCCTGGACCGCGCCGCCAGTCGCTTCGCAAATAGCAGCCATCATCTTCCCCGCAGGAACGCGGGCGCGCTTCACATACCTTTCAACTGTCCGCGCGTGGGGGGTGCCGATGCGGCGCGCGAACTCGGAGAACGAAATTTCATTCTCTTTGAGATACTGATCTAACGTCATGGCTAAATAATTAGGCCATTCGGCTAATTAAAGCAAGGCCCGTTAACCCGCTTTTCATATGGCGCAGCCATAGCCGTATGGCTAATAAGGCTTATTGGAATGGAGGCAGGTGATGGCACGCGCGCACCGAGTAAAGAACAATCTCAGACATCTCCGGAAGGAGAAAGGGCTGACAATGGAGCAGTTGGCCGAGAAGGTGGGCGTCCATTTCACCACAATCGCAAAGATCGAGCGCCACGAGCGAGGTTTGTCCATAGACATGCTCGCGGCGTTGTCGCGGGCATTGGGGGTCCTGCCTATCGAGATACTCGGCAATGGGGCATCCGCTGATCCGCGCCCGATCCGCATGGTTCCCCTGATTTCGGCCAGTTCTGCTGCAAATTGGCGCGAGGCGATCAGCGACCCTGAAGGCGCGCTTCCCTGTCCAGACGCAGGTGAAAACGCCTTCGCAATCACCCTAACGGAAGGAGAGCTGAACTCGATCATCGGGAATGACGCCATTGTCGTCATCGACCCCGACGACGTCGATCTGCGGGACGGAAAAATCTACTCGATGGTGGATGGCACTGGTGGCCCCACGTTCAAACGGTTCCATATGAATCCACTTCGGCTCGAGCCAGTCTCAAGCAATCCTGGCCAGAAAACCGTCGTTATCGGCCAAGAGCCTTTCACGATTATAGGCCGAGCGACTTGGCAAATTTCGTCCCTGTGAATTAAATTAGGCCATAAGGCTAAATTCTGCTTCCTTCATTTAGGCCATTTGGCTATGATGATGGCATTCGCTGCTAGACCGAGACGGAAGGCAGTGAAAAGCAGGACCAAGCCGGCGCGCTTCGCGACGAGGACATAGCGGCCGATATGCCGCCGGTCTGATCCTGCATGTTGAATTGCAGGAGACGTGCCCCGTGAGCGCCAAAATTTTTGATCAACATCATTGGCGTGCAGCACAGTTCCGCCGCGCGGAGCGAGAAAGTCTGGTCGCACGCACGCTCTATGCCGGTCGCAAGCAAGCCGCACGCATGTCGCTCGACGACATCCTCGGACCCGCGTTTGATCCGACCGGCGGTGCAGCATGAGCGAGGTTTCGGTCACTCGCCTGCCGGTGGCAATCCTGCGTCGCGACGGCGGCACGCAGATCCGCGCCCAGATTTCGATGGACCTCGCGCGGGAATATGCTGAATCGATGGGTCGGGCGGAAAAATTCCCACCTGTCGATGCTTGTTACGACGGCACCCATCACTGGGTTTGGGATGGTTTCCATCGCCTGATGGGCGCTGAACTGATCGGCGCTTCCCATATTGACTGTTCAGTCAGGCCCGGAACTCGGCGGGACGCCATTCTTTTGGCCGTAGGCGCTAACGCATCGCACGGCTTCCGCAGGTCAAACGCCGACAAGCGTCAGGCGGTTCAGACCCTGCTCGATGACGAAGAATGGAGCGCGAAGAGCGACCGTCAGATTGCGAAGTTGGCCAAGGTAGATCCGGGCATGGTCGGACGGCTTCGCCCATCTGCAGCTAAACCGCAGATACGCCAAGTGACGCGCGGCGGCGCAACCTTTGACATGAACGTGAAGGGGCTACGAGAGCGGCACACGCCGGTTGAGGAAAAGGCGGACGAGTTCGAAGCGCCTGATCTTAACCGGCCGAATTTTCAGCCGGTTGAAACGATCGAGGCGCGCGAGGCAACAGCCGATATTGCTCGCGCCAACCAAGCGTTCGACTTCGCGGCCGCGCAACAGCGCGAAGCGGTAATGAAGGCGATCTCTACGCTTGCCGAAGCGCCGCCTCCTGCGTCGATCGCTGCAATGTGGGCGGCCCATGTCGGGCGCGGCGTGCCAGTCGAAATCGTGCCTCGCGCCACAGCATGGCTGACGTCCTTTAACGATCTTTTCCCAGCCGCCGAAGAGCGCCGCCAGCAGGCGGTTGCCGATATGATGGAGAAACTCTGATGTCCCTTGCTGAAATCATCGCAGACGTAGCGAGCCATCATCAGAAGGAAGGCGTGTTCGACCGCGACGCTGCAATCGAGGAAGCCTTGCCGCGCGTGATGGCCGATCCGCATTCCGTCGAGTCCATAGTCCGCTCTGCGCTGGGTCAGCGCATCAAACAGCATTGGGTGAAGGTGCAGGACGCGGCTATGCAGTCCTTCGCGTCCGGTCAGATGGATATGTTCGGCCTTCGCCATGCGCATGTCCTCGCGGGTGACGAGAACATCATCAAGTCGACCCGCGCTATGACGCGGATCGAATTCACCGGCCTCATCAAGCTGCGCCAGCAGCAGGTGAATGACGACACCGCATATCTCGACCGCCTGAAGTTCGCGGCCGACGAGACCGCCATGATCTGGGACCGTCACCCCAACTGGAGCTGGGGACAGGTCCAGGATGCCTACGGGCGCATGAAAAAGGCGGCCTGACAGCTCACATCGCACTCTCAAACCGGAGGCACTACCATGTTCGACGCCACCAAGGCGCGGAGCGATGACGCTTCGCCGAATGAAGAACTGCGCTCATCCGACATAGTCACCATATGCGGATTGATTGGCCAAGCTGATCACTACTGCATGTCTGCGGAGCGCCACCAGAGCCGCACCTTTGTCGGCTTCCGGTCGATCTATCAAAAATCCTATGACGCTCTTCGCGAAGGGCATCTGGAATTGCTCGACGCCGCTCCGAATGATTCCAGCCGCGACCTTGTGATTTTGGCCGGCCACGCCTGCCTCATGGCGGATCAGATCAAAGACATGGACGTGGGCAACAATGTCTATGCCGCCCGCCTGCTCGAAGGCATTCACACCGCTCTCATCAGCATCAGCGGATCGGTCGCACATCGTTTCCCGGAACAGGTTGAACAGGTCTCCGCCCTGTGGCCTGAACTGGGCCAGTCGATCCGCAACGACATGGCTGTCACGCGGGAAATGAACCCCGAACTGGCGGGGCGCTGACATGACCACACGTCGCCAAGTCCTGGCAGCGGCCATTGCCGCGCCGATTGTCATCGCTCCAGCCGCCGCAGCCGCGCCTATGTTCGCCTGTGCTACGCTGGAGACAAGCCCACAGTGGCGCACAGCCGTAGCCAACCAGCGGTCCGCCCAAGCTGCCTACGACGCATATTACGCCCAAGTGTTTGAACCCGCGCACAATTTGCGGAAGCAAAAGCGCCACGATGAAGAGTGGGAGCTTCAGCGCCAGATTGACGCCATCCCTCATCATACCACCACAGCGACCTTCGACAGCATGTCAGGCCCGCGCTCCATGACGACGCATTCAGCGGTCGACGTGCGCATGGCACTAGGATCTGTGGCGCGGCCTTACGACGATGCAGACCTCCAAACCTGCTGCGAGGAACTGTTTCGGGCTATCGGCAAGCGCATCAGCGCAGAGAGTGAAATCCGAAATAACTTCTCGTTCTCCGCCGACGACGCAATGCCTGCGGCGATAAGCGGCGAGCATGATCGCCTCGAAAGCCTTAGCTATCAAGCCTATCGGGAAGTCACCGATTTTGAGGCATCTACGCCTGGCGACCTGATCGCTAAAATCACCTTCCTGCAATCGATCGATTGCGAACTGGAACATGAAGAGGTGCTGGCGGACCTTGCCCGCATTTTCGGAGGGCGGTCGTCATGACAACCCTGACATTCGCCGAAGCCATGAACGTCTATCGCGCCAGCCGCGCCATGTACGAAGCGACCGATTGGGACAGCTTAGACGTGGTTCGCGAGAACGAAATCAGCAATGCGCATTGGGCGACGGCAGACGTCGTGCTTCAGGCTCCAGTTCTGACCGGTGACGAACTGCTTGAAAAGTTGAGCATGATCGATGAGCGGTACATGGTCGACAGCGAGGCAATCCCTGATGTCGATTGGGAA